TCTTTATAAATATAACCTGTTTTTAAATTGGTTATAACTGTTTCAACTTCACACTTAATTCTAATCTCTTCCATATTATTTAGCTATCGCACTTCTATTTACTTCCATTAAAGCAATTTGTCCAGACACACTTGTATTATCAACTTGTATTAATAAAGCATCATTTTCTTGTAATATAATAGGTCCTGTTAATAGCGATATAGTTGCATTAGCTCCAATACTAGCACTACTTACTAAATAATTAGTATTTAATGTACTGCTGTAAACATAAGCGTTTATTAAATGATTACCTGTTACATTTGCCATTTGAATATTATTAATAATAGCTCTTGCAGTTGCATTACAAGTATAAACAGTAGTTAATACTGTGGTAGTAGGTATAAATGATATAGCTCTATATACGTTAGACATTATTTATTTTTCATAAAAAACCACGCTTCCGCTTCGTTAACATCTTGCACGTCTTGCGTAAAGTTTGAGTTAAGTTGATTTACAATTTGTTCCAAGTTCTTATTAATTTGATTTATTTGTTCTGGTTTATAAGTAGGAGTTGCATCAGGCAACCTATTTAATCTAATTTTAGCCATGATTAGCCTCTTCTACCATCTGGTTGAATTTCTAATGACATAGTTCCCATTCTCCAAGAAGTATTTAAATCACTACTTTTCATAACTACATTAACTAATCTTCCTCTTGCTCTAAAATCTACTTTAGTAGTTGTAGAATAAACAGTAAATGTAGTAGATGAATAAACAGTAGATTGTGGATAAGCTAAAGTATTTACTTGAACATTTAAAGCACCATTCATATTTTTAAAATCAGGCATGATTTTTTTAACAAACATAAATTGATCACCATCTGCGATAGGTATATCTGCAGTTTGAATATAAGCAGTCATAGCAGTAGAACCTGCATTATAACCATTTTCTTGATACCAAACTTGAGATACTCCACCTGTAGAACTATATCCATAAACTTGCGGTGTCATATAAGTTGTACTTGTGACTGATGAATATTGTGTAGCAATTGGATAATCAAATATATCTTTATCTGCCCATGTTGTTCTAGCTAAAGATCCAATAGTCCAAACATTTTCTTTATAATTATATGTAACAACATTATTAATAAATGGAGAACCAGCAGTTGGATAAAACCAACTTACTTCTCCAAATTTAGAATTAGATCCTGCAAATAAAATATTAGAAGCAACTCCTAAATTAATATTATTAAATACATAATCTTGAACAGAACAAGGTATTTGACTAACCGTTCCATCAAATCGATAAAAAGCATTGGTAGACATCCAATAAACAACGTTTTGTGCTTCAACTCCACAATGAGGTGATAATGCACCACAATTAGATCCTACTTGTGTAAATCCAAAAGTATAAGGTATACCCACATATTGCATAGAATGTGCAGATACATTTGTTAATATTAAAATATTTCCTCTAGTTGCAACTGCAGTAACTATATTATTACCATGAGATAATCTTTGAAAACCAGCGGTGTTAACTGATGTAGGTAAATAATCGGTATAATTTTCTTGTGATGAAAATAACACGGTCATTGGATCATATGTAGTTGTTACACCAGGAGTTGTTTGTGTTCCAAAAAACACAACACTTCTATTAACAGCATCTATAGTCATATAATTAGAACGTGTTGGAGCTTGAGTAATTAATGTAGCTTGAGTAAATCCTGGAGAAGATAAAAAAGAATTAGTTGATAAATAATAAGAAGAACCACCAATAATAGTTGCTATTAAATCTTGACCAAAATTATTTAAAGACCAAATTCTTGTATCATAAGTTTTAACACTTACTGTACTATATGTTCCCCAAGTACCTGCTCCATATGCTCCTGCTGACCAACCATTACCATATTGTGTTGTTGGGTATCCAGCTGTTATTTGAAATGCAGCACCGGCTGCAGATCCTGATGTGGTTACTGTTCCAGGTGTACCTAAACCATCTAAATTAATTGTAAAATTATTAGCATCAACAGTATTATATACTTGAAATTGTGATGCCATTGTTGTGTTAGTAATATTAGTGTTTGAAACACTTACTCCTGATACTGATGAAAAAGTAACAAAATCTCCAGGTTGTACTCCACTAGCAGTTGCAAGAACATTGACTAAAGTCGTTGCAGAAGTCATTGTAAAGACTGCTGGAATAGTAGTTGATAAAGGAGTTACATCATAAAAACTATTATTATAAAGAAGATAAAGTTTATTATTAGTTCCTATAGCACATAAAGAAGTACCATCATTGGCTGTATAGGTATGAATATCAGTAGGCATACCAATAATATTATTAGTAGATACAGATTGCCACCCTCCTATTTTTTCAGGTACTCCATATCTAAATCTAACATTATCCCCATCAATATAACCTCCAACAGCACCATAAGGGGTATCTTGTTTATCAATACCTGGTCTTGGAAATTGTAGCTTTGTAATTGGCATAACCCATCATTATACTTATAAATAGTGTAAAGACTAGAGGAACTTGAGGTAGAAATAAGGTGGTAAGTTCCCCTAGTTAAAGGGAATTATATCACTTTTTAAACCAAGCAGGAAGTCCTAAATGAGGTCTTTTATCGTAGATATTTTCTTTTGCACCGTCAGTTTTAATATCATTATAATGTAAAAACACCTGACCGCAATCATCAAAAGTTAATGCATCTCTCCAATGTTCTAATTCATTTCCACGATACACTAACATATCACCAGGTTGTAATAATACTTTAACTCCTTTAGATTTAGATGGTTTATAATTACCTGTTGCTTTATCAACTCCACCTTTTGATGCATCTGGCTCAAGATATATAGGCCAACATCCACCTCCTAAATGCATTGTTGTAGATATTTCACATGAGAATCTATCTTTATGACGATGAAGTACATCACCTTTTTTATAAATTCTTGCATAAGAATAATTAGGAATTAATTTTAATTCTGTTTGTTCTTCCATAATTGGTTGAACTTTAGTAAGTAAAGTTTCCATCACAATATCTGAATAATGAGAATAAGTTTCTGGAACTTGGGCATCGTTCCACACTCCGAAATAATCGGTAAATTGACTTATATACTTTGTATCAAATAAAGTTCTTGCAACTTTTCGTTTCAATATAAAATATTGATAAGCAAAATCTGCTAATTCTTCTGATATAGCATTTTTTATGACTGTGTATTTTTTATCTTTGAAGCTCATTTCTTCTCCTTTATAGTTTCTTTAGTTTGTTCTCTAACTACATTAGTTATCATTTTAGGCACAGCTTGCAAGTTAAAATGAATAAATCTAAAGTCCTCGACTCCATTATCAACTACATATTCGTGCATTAAATACGCTGGAATAAATATCATAGTACCTGGTTTAGGGCGATAATTAATTTTATCAGTTCCAAGGGTTATATCATTTTCATTCTTTAAAGGTAATTGCGTTATTATTTTAGCTGGTCGAGGATCGTGAAATAAAGGAAATGATGTTTTATCTGAACAACGTAAAAAATAAAAACCACTAATATGGTTATCATAGTGCATGTGTGGGCTGTGATGACCTGCTCCTTTTTCTGCAAATTGTTGCACCCAAAACTCTGTCCAAAACAATTCATAATTAGTTAAATCATAACCCATGTGATCTAATATGTTCCAACTTGTTGCACCAATATATTCTTGTAATTCTTTTAAATCAGGATCCCCCACGAGCGATGTACTATGATGACTCATGCTATGATCGCCTATTTTTTTACCTAATGTTTTTTCTCTTTCTTTAATAGCTTTTTTATTATTATCTTTTGCAGCTTTAATATATTTATCACAAACTTTATCTACATGACTTACCCATTCAGGTATTTCAATCGAATAAATAGGGGTTGAAAAATATAGTGATGAATTTAATTGATCTGTTTTTGCCATTAGTTTATGTCCTTTCTGTGTTTATTTATATACTGTAATATAGCATCTATATTACAATTTTCAACATATCCAACTGTTAAATTACATCTATCACAAAGTAAATCTCTAATTTTATTTGTACTGTGACAATGATCTACATTTAAAGGTCTAGATAATTCTTTTTGATGTTTATTACAAATAGCACATTTACCATTTTGTCTTTCAAATATTTCATTATATTTTTCTGTAGAAAGACCATAAGTTTTTCTTAAAACATAATCTCTTTTTTTAGTTTTAATTATTTCTGCATTTTTTTTACGATATTCTTTTTGATATTCAGAACCATATTCTTTATTTTTATCTCGCCAATTTTTATTTCTTGTATTATGCTCTTTTCTATTTTTTTGAACATACTGTTTATCATATTCTTTCTTTTTTATAGGATCTTTATATGGCATGTTATTTAAATGGGTATCCTAAATTCCAAATCACCAAAGAATATCTAGTTCCTTTTGTAACTGCTTTTACGCGGTGCCAAACGTGAGATGGGAACACAACAATTGATCCTCT